ATGATTCAGTGGCCTGAAATTCTTACGCAGGATCTAGCCAGGCGCCGCGCGATCGTTTTTTTGGGTTCTGGCGTGTCAAAGAATTCTGTTGGAATTGGCGGCAAGCGGCCCCCGCTGTGGAAAGAGTTTTTAGAGCAAGGCGCAGTTAGATGCGAAAAGCGTCGCGCCCGCGAGGTGATTCGCCACGTAAAGGATGGTGACCTGCTCACTGCTTGCGAGTTGTTAAAAGACGCTCTGGGTCCACAGTGGCAAGAGCTAATTAACTCCGAGTTCGTAACGCCTCAATACACTCCATCAAAAATTCATGAATTGATTTTTAGATTGGATGCGAGGCTGGTCGTGACGCAAAATTTCGATCGCATCTATGATGTTCACGCTGCGGCACTTTCTCAAGGGACCATTTACGTTAAGTCGTATGACGAGCACGACACTGCGGAATTCATCCGCCGGCGCCGCCGTGTTGTGCTGAAGGCTCATGGCTCAATCGACGCGCCGAACGATATGGTGTTCACTAAAGGTGACTATGCCCGGGCAAGACATGCGCACGCGGGATTTTACGCATTGTTGGACGGGCTTATTCTTACCCACACGTGCGTGTTCCTTGGGTGCGGAACAAGTGATCCCGATATTGCGATGATGCTGGAGCGCGCTGTTCATTTGCATCCATCTACGGTCCCTCACTACATCGTCATGGGCGGTAAATTGAATGACGATCTTCTCAGGGCGTATAGACGCACATTAAATTTGCAGGTTTTAGCGTACGATTCAAAGAATAATCACGCCGCCCTATTGCCGGCTTTGGAAGATCTTGTTATTAAAGTAGAGGCGGAACGCGATCAAATTGCAATATCACGCGATTGGTAATGTTTAATTTTTTTTTGCGATCCCCGCACTAAAAACTCGTAGAAAGCCTTGGCCCTTTAAAAAACCACGATAGTTGTTGACCGCCACGGCGGCCGCCTCTCGAGCGACTTCCTTGCCGACAGCAATGACCTGGCCGTCGTCTGTTACCACAGCTAGCTTGGCCGGCCTGCCGTCCACTGTGACCGACAGGCCTTCGTGAGACACGGCACTGATCACGACGCCCTCGATGGCGCCGGTCTTCTGGTCGCCGATCATGCGAGTACCCCCTGTGCCTGGTCGACGGTCGCCGGCGGAGGCTGCGCTGCCCACACGGGGGCGAGGCACGCGCCGGCCTCGGCCGCGCTGAGTTGCAGCAGTTGCCACTCGTGCAGGTCGACGGCCGTGTCGACGTGCTCCATCTCCTGCAGATAGATCTCGACCGGCAGCCAGGTACCGCTGGCCATCGCACGACGACGGATCTCCTGCAAAGCCATCACGGCGCTCTGCGGGTGCTCGGCCAGGCCGCGAGGTAAAAGGCGCTGCTCGAGCAGCACCGCGGCCTCTATGGCGCCGGTGATGGTCGCCCACTGCAGTTCGGTGGCTACGCCGACCCGCAGGGCAGTGGCGGCCTCGCGCAGAGGCTCGAGCGAGGTCTCGACCTCGGCCGGCGTGAGGAGGGTAGTGCCGCGCTTCATGCTGTGGTCGCGGGGTCGGCCCGCTTCAGCCAGCCGCTTCGCGTGTCGCCGAGGCGGCTATCCAGTTGCTCCTCTGTTTCGGGCCAGAGGTGGAAGTCGTGGACCAGGCGCTCATACAACCGATTCCAGAAGAAGCGGATTTCTGCGTCGGGGTGCTTGTAGCCCAGGATCTCAACTGCGTGCAGAAAGTGGAGCTGGTAGTGATGGGGCAGGGCGTCGACCTGGCGCAGGTAGTCGTTCACATGGACCTGCATGCGTTCGCTCCAGTGATCGACGTCGTCGGGGCCGTCAAGCGAGGGCCCGGTGAAGGAGCCGCCGTTCGGCTCGATCGGATTGGCAAGCACGCGCTTGTCCATCGCAGATAACAGGATGCAGCGCCGGTACCAGCGCAGCAACATCTTGGCGCCACCACCATACTTTGCGAGGCCGTCTGGCCCGCGAATTGCCGCCAGCAGCACGCTCTGTTGCATCATGGGGATTCCGTGGACCCAGGTTTGAGTAACCGGTCCGGGCTCAGTGCATTGAGGTGAATCGGCCTGCGCGAGTGCGCTGCACATTGAGGCCATATCTGCAGCCGTTTCGGCATCAGCACATGTACTCGGTGCAAAAAAGCCTCGACGCTCCAGGCGCTTGGCGGCATCGACCACGCTCTCGGCCTTGCGAGCACGGCTTAGATACTTGACTGCCCTCGCGCCTTCGTCCTCGGCCAACTTCCTCGCTTCGGACAGTTCCTTCTCAGCGTCATCGGCCAGGCGTGCAGGCGTCTGCAGCGTCCCCGCGTTGGAGGGGTGGCTGACGGGCTTCATGCCAGTGCCTCCAGTACGTCAGCCTCGAGCTCAACCAACTTGGGCGCCTTCTTCGGCCTGGCCAGGTTCACCACCCATCTGGTGGTGCCGTCGACGGGCTCCTTGAGCTTGCCTTCCTTGTCGTGGTACTCGGCCGCATAGCCGCTGAGAGCTCCCCGCACCCTCACGCGCTGGCCGGGCTCGAGCTGAGGCTTGGCTGGCGGCCGTGGCGCGCCTGCATCCGGGAACGGCCACAGCGACTTGGCAACGAGCGCGAGGGCGCTGAGCGGAAGGACCGCGTCGCTTTCGTCGTCGAAGGTGATGCGGAGCCTTCCCTTGGCTTCGAGGCGCGTCACCGTGCCTTCCTTGCCGTGCTGCGAGTACTTCACGTCGGATACCGTGACGCGATCGGAGATGGAGATCTCGGTCTCGGCTCCGGAATCGGCGTTGGTTGCGGCCGGCGTTTCGGGCGTTGCGAGTGCTTCGTCGCCCACCGCCCCCTCTGGCCCAGCATCGAGTTCTTGCATCGCGGTAGCGATGCTCGCTTGAACTTCTTCCTTCGACGGCTTGTTCGCCGGCGCCGCAGGCCGAGCCTTCGATTTTTTGCCCTTCGCACTTCCCTCCGGCTGCGCAGCCAGGTCCTCGGCGGCGGAAGCATTCGCGACGCGCTCGGCCCGGATCTGTTCCTGAACCTCCACCTTGACACCCTGCAGATCGATTGACAGGAGTCGTGCAAATTCTTCGATCGCAGGCGCTGAGTCGTCGTAGACGTGCTCCCCATTGACATAGTCCACGGGAGGGTCGAGATCGGCCTCCAACAGGACACGCAGCAGGGTGAAGCCTACGTCGGTGTCGTCAATCGAACGGACCGATGACGCAAGCAATGCCTCATCGTAGGGCGCGATGCCGAGCACGTCGGCCAGGCCCTCGCTGTGGCACCGCGCATCCGTTGCCGAGATCTCGAGAAGCACGCGCCGCAGCAGTTGAGCGCTCAGCGTGGTGATCTCGCCCGCCAGGATGCGGGGGCGAATCTGGTTGGCCGCGGCCGCGCGCCAACGTACTTGGTAATCCTCGGCAAGTTTCCGCTTCTCTCTGGCGGCATCGAACTCGGCCTGCCGCTCGAGGTCCTTCTTGAGCTCCTTGGCGGCCGAGGGATCGGCCTTGGCGGCCTTTTCGGCGATCTTGTGCCGACCCTTCGTTTCGAGGTCGTCGGGAATGATCTCGCGCGCCTCCTGGGTGTGCGGGTCAATGAACAGCTTCACCTTGCCTTTGAGGTCTCGTTCGGAAAGAACCTCTCGCAGATCGCCGGTGAGATCGCTGTACCCATGTAGCCAGTTGGCCCACTGGTGGGGTTTGAGCTCGAGTGCTTCTTTACCCTCGACCACTTCAACACCACGCGCGCGCGCCTCATCGGCCAGCCTGGCTGAGTGAGCCGCGCGCTTTTCCTGGAAACAGGGGGGGTCTGTGCAGACGTCTGGACCGTCGACGTCGGAGAAGAGATCCGGCGAGGCCCCGGTGCGCTTCGGACATGCCGGGCAGGCGCCTGCCGCCGGCACCAGGGTGGTGTCGTCGATAGGGAAGATCGCCGTCGCCAGCTTGAGCATGACGTTCTGCTGCACCCATGCCTGGAAGGCGCGGTAGCTCAGGCGTGGCGAGCCTTGGTGGTCCTTCTGGGTGGCCTCTTTCAGCGCGTCCATCTGCAGCTTCTCGTTCGGGATGCGCGCGATCAGCAGCGCACGGCTCGCATCGATTTCTCCCGTGCGCAACGCTTCTCGTGGCGCCACGGTCAAGTCCAACAGCTTCATCCGCCCATAGACGTAGCTGCGGCTCTTGTGGATCTTGGCGCCGATCTCCTCCTTGGCCACGCCGGTGGTCTCCACGAGCTCGGCGTAGCCCTCGGCTTCCTCGAGCTCGGTGAGGCCCTCCCTCTGAAGATTCTCGACAAGGCACGCCTCGGCGGCCTGCTGGTTGTCCAGGGTCCTGATCAGCACCGGAATGGACTTGAGGCCGGCGAGGCGGCTGGCTCGGAAGCGACGAGCACCGGCCACGATCTCGAACTCGGGTAGCCGCTGGCCGGCGGGGCGGTTCTCGAACGTGTCCTGAAGGCGATCGGGCGGCAGTGGCCGAACCAGGATGGGCTGCAGCACGCCGCGGCGCGCGATGTCGTCCGCGAGCTCTTGCAGCGCTCCTTCGTCGAAGATCGTACGAGGCTGGTAGCGGCGCTCGACGATCAGTTCGAGATCTAGATCGGCGAAGCTGCGCGCGTCGAGCATCTGCGGCAGCGCGTCCGGGGCGTCGGCAATAGCTTCGCCATTCGCCGCGGCGAATTCAGTCATGGGCATGGGTTTCTCCAGCGAGATTGGTGAGAACGTGATCGGTGGCCCCGCCGAGCTGGAGCAGCGCTGCGGCTTGCATCAGCAGGTGGGCGGCGCCTTCAAGGACGCGGCCGAGTTCGGCCATTGACGGGGCAGGCCTCGCCGTCGAGACAACGCGGCGCACTGGGGCGGTCGTGCTCGCCGGGGCCGGCGGTTGTCCGGGCGGTGCGTAGCCGGGAAGCGCGAGTGCAGAGTGCTTGCCGATCCGCAGGCGGATCAACGCACCGCGAAAAAGCGCAGGTTTGAAGATGGTGGTCATGGACGTCGGCTGGACGCCATAGCGCTCTGCAATCTCGCTGTAGAGGAGATGCCCGCCGTGCTCCCGCAAATGCGTTAGCACGAGGTCCGGGAAGCTGCCACCGCGGGGGGTGTAGGCCCTGACATTCGGTGCTTGAACGGGTTCAGACGCTCGCCTGACGTAGGAGACTACGGGCGGGGCCTGCACGGGCTCGGGCGCTGGTGGCGGGGACGCCGGCGGCTCGCCGAGCGGCGCCGGTTCGGGTTCGGCGACGCGAGACGTACCGCGGGAGATCGGCACGGGCGGTGCCGGCGGAAGCGGTGCGAGCAGCTCGTCCTTCTGTTGCTCGCGAGTGACCAGGCGATCGCCCATTCGGCTGGGAATGGCGTAGGCGTCGTAGGCGCCCGGTCGCGGAGACGTGCGGCGCAAGTCCTCGCCGGTGTAGGTCCCATGCGGAGCCGCGGTCCGAGGTGTAGCGATGCTGCCGCTCATGACCGACGCTCCGAAAACATGCGGCCGATCAGCGGGAGATCCTGCAGGAGCAGCGAGCCCTCACGGGTGCGCCGGTACACCCACATGCTGGCAACGATGCCGAAGGGGCCGCCGGCCAGATACCCGGCGATCTCGAAGCCGCTGGCGTCCGGTGCGAGCTTGAACAGCACCAGGTTGCAGCTGCCGATTGCGGCACTGTTGAAGAAGGCCGCGACGAAATGGCCGTTGTTGACCAGCTGGCTCTGCAGGCCAAGGGCGAAGACCAGGCCGAAAGTGCTGGCGAGCAGGTAGAGCGCACTCACGATGCCCGCCTCGTGTAGTGGACCTGGTCGATGTTGACGCCGGCGCCGGGCGAGTGCGTGCTGATGCTGGAGACGACGTCGCGGGCGCGATCGCGAATGCAAGGCGTGGCGGCATGCCCGAGACCTTCGGGATCGTTGAGCTCGAGCGCCAGCGAGATGGCCGGCACCTGGTTGCGGTCGTAGATCACCTCCGCCCCGCGGCGGAATGACGTCCCGAGAAACTCCATGGCCAACGCTTCCGCGCGAGTGAGGCGCCGACCGATGGCGGGAGGAACCGCGTCCGTGCGGACGCTGACCTGGTCGTCGCCCAGATCGATGAATGTGATGGTGACGGAAGACATGGTGGCACCCCGGTCAAGAGATGAGGGCCACGGCCTGGACGTCCGGGAGGATCGTCTGCATGCCGTGGAAGGTGGTGGTGATGCGGACGCGCGCGCCCTTTTTCAGGGACGCGGCTTTGTGCTCGGCCTGCTTGCGGCTGGCCTCGCTGTAGATCTGCTCGGCGTGGATGGTTCTGCCGCTGCCGACCATCGCGTGGAGCGGGTGGATTTCGAGCCAGAGCACAGGCACCGGGTGCTTGTCTTCGCCCACGAGCACCGCGCGGACCTGCGCGTCCTGCAGCAGGACGCCATGAAGATCGAAGTAAAGCGGCTCGCCTTCCGTGTCGAACAGATCGACTTTGGCAGTCGGTGCAGACGTCTGTACGGCGGGCGCGTTCATGGCGTGGGGCCCGGCAACTGGCCCACTGCATAGGCCACGAGGGCAATGCACACGGCCGAGATGAACGATGCCAGGCAGAGCGTGACCGCGACGTCTGCGATCCACTCGACAGGCGTCTTCCTGGGCTGGTGCTCGCTGTGCAACTGCTCGAGCTGCAGCGGGTCGAGGTGGCGCCTCATGACTTCACACCCCTGCAGGTCGTGTAGATCATCTCGCTTGACGTGCCGGGCGTGACCTTGTCGGCAACGCCAAGGTACTCGGCGACGCCGTAGAGCGCGAGGATCGCGCCTGCGACGAGAATTCCTTGGAGCCAGCTCATGCCGAGCTCCCGGTGGTCTCGGCGAGGGCTGTACGGACGGCCTCTCCCATCGGGGTGTCATATCCCCAGTCCCCAGGGGCGCCGAAGGCGCGCAGGGCGGGCTTTCCGTCCAGGAGGCGCGCCAGCACGAGTGCGAGTTCTGCGACGTCTTTGTTGAGTCGGTGCAGGTCGGCCGGGATCTCCTCTTGAAGATCGTAGGAGCGGGCGAGAAGTGCGTTGGCTTGCGCGCGCACCGCCGTAGCGAGTGCCTGATTCATGCCGCGCTCCCGGTGGTCTTGACTAGGACCGCCTGCGCCGCACGCAGGGCTCCGAGGCTGGTGATGCCGGACTCCGCGACTGACAGCAGCCCTTCGCAGGCCAGGCGAAGCTCTGCGATCAGGTCGTCGCGGTCATCGAACGGAGCCAGTTCGTGCGCGGGCACGAGCTGACTCCAAAGCCGGATTTCTCGGTCACCCGCAGCGCTCGCAGGGATGATGATCGGAGCGTCGAGTGCGATGTCCGCTTGGAGCACGCGGTCGCTGTCGATCGACAGCCCGCGAATGACGCCCGTGACGCGCTGGCCCTTGTACTCGCCATGACGCACGTGCTGGCCGATGCGCAGCGAGACCTCGATGCCGGAGCCCGGGGGACGCTGCGTCATACTCCGGAAAACTTCATCGGAGCGGCCATGGCGCGAGGAACCATCGTTGGAATCAACCCGGGCAACGGGATGTTCGCAATCCAGACCGAGGAGGGCTCGTTCGCCGTTTTCGAGCTCCTCGACAGCGTCGACCTTGAGATGGGTGACACCATCGCCGGTGATCTCGATGCTCTCGGCAGCGAGGAGCTTGTCCATTCGCGCACCGGTGAGCGGTTCGAGGCATACGGCCAGAGCGGCCCCTGCAGTGCTGCTCAAGCCCGTGCGCTGTTGCAGGGCTAGGTCCTTTGTTGCGAGCATGGCGCCAACACCGGCGTCGAGGTCGCGCAAGCCTTTTGCGTAGCCGCGCCAGAACTGCCTAGTTGGCTCGGTCAACGAGGCGTTCGCACCTAGCGTGTCGGCTCGGCGCAGGAGGGCGGTGATCGCTTCACCAGAGCCTGCCCGTTCCTCAGGGTGGCCGGTGTTCATTCCGGCACCTCGACCAGGTTGCCGAAATCGTCCACGACAGCAATGCCGCTGGTGTGCCAGGCGCGGCCTTCGTCGTCGTAGCGGGTCGCGTTCCAACGCCACCGCCCGGATTGCTTTTCGACGAGGGGATCGTGGCGGAAGAGGGAGTAGCCGCCATACCCTCTCCTTTGATTGGTGACGTAGCCCATCTCGTCCCAGTAGCGAAACGGGGAAGGTGCAGGGGCTGGCAGTGCGACCAGTTCACTGTCTTGCGCGTGGCGAATGCCGCGCAGCAGGTGGGGGACCTGGGGCCGATCGGGATCAGCCTCGAAGCATGTGAGGAAGCTGGCTAGCCCCGCGAGTAGCGGGGCTAGCTGGGGTGCCGCTTTCGCGGCGGGGAAGGAAAGAACCATTTCGACCTCCATCTCTGCAGGAAGGGCAGATTGGGCCGTAGGCTAGCAATACTTTGCTAGATGAGCAAGCAAAACTTTGCTTGATTGCGGGAACACCCTCACAACGCGGGGTGGTAAGGGGGCGGGAAAAGGGCGAATACCACGTGCAGTGGTGAAGGCGCGGTGCGCTTACCACCCGCGGTGGTCAGAGGCCCCCTGCGGGTTATTGCCTATAACGAAGGGGTACGTGATATTCCTGTCAACCGTCAGAATCGTTTCACGATGAAACATGAGGAGCGGAGACGGTTGATCGGAGGACGACTACGCGCGGCCCGACTTTCGGTGGGCCTCAGCCAAGCCGATGCGGCCGGGCAGACTGGTGTGGCTCAGCAGACGATAGCTAGTTGGGAGTCTGGGCGCTCGCTGCCACCTCTCGAGTTGCTGGTCGACTTGTGCGTGATCTATGGCGCTCCGCCTAACGATTTGCTCCTTGGCGAAATGGCGGCGAAGGGTGTCATCCAAGAAATCTGCGGAGCGTCGCTTAGGCCCGGTTGCGCCTCGCCAGCCGTCCGACTTCCTCCATCGGGCGGAATCCAGTCACGAGATGTTGCCGCGGGCCGACCTAGTTAATCCACTTGAACCGGCTGGCTCGGTGCATAGGACAGCCGGCGTTCGAGCTCGCGGATTCTATTGTTCAGCGCTCGAATCTCCTCTTTGATTTCCTCCGAGCGAACGGAGTCCGCCCCTCTCAGCGCTGGGTCAGTGCTGAGGGCCTGTCGACGAGCAACCGATGCATCCCAGTCGTCTTCGAGAACTTTCCATCGCGCGTCAGCTTGGGTTGGCTTTGCGACTTGGTTCACCGAAACCTTCCGGAAGCCCTGCGCAAGCATGCACTTTTCCATCAAGGACGCCTGTCGCATGGTGCGATCAAGTTCCTGGCCGAGGGCGGTGCGAAACGCATAGTTCGGCGCTTGAGTAGCAGCGCTGGTTTCGTAGTCGCATTTAGCTTCCGCTTGATGGATGCTGCCCGAGTCGCTCGATATCGGGACGAATACAAACTGCGGGCCAGCGCACCCGGCTACGCACGCAATCAGGAGAAACAGCAGCGATCGTTGCCGCATGATCAGTGAGTCTGCTTCTCTTCTTCGCGTGTCGCGGGTTTCGAGCGTGTGGTCTCCTCGAGGTGCCCCTCGGGCTTGGTGGCTCTACTTACCAGACGCGCGCTTTCGATCAACGCCGCCTGGGCGCCCTTCGGCAGTGCTCTAAACAGGGCATCGAGCTCAACGGCGAGCTTTTCAGTTTCCGCGTCGGTCGTGGCCACATATGGGATCAACAACTCCCAAGGCTCGATGCCCAAGGCTTCGGCAACCATGGCCATCTCGGTAAGTTTCGCTGAAGGCTCTTTTCCTTTGGCCCCAAGTTCACGTTCTTTCGGATTGAGATAGTTGCCAAGGGTGCGCTGAACGACGCCCGCCTTCTTTGCGAGCGAGCTTTGCGTGTGTCCCTGCGCCTCCATTCGACGACGGAGGTTTTCAGCAAAGACCTGGTTGATTGATTTCGCGTGCACCGCTGAAGTCTGGGCGAGAGGCCAAGCAAAGTATTGCTTGTCTGCATAGCAAAACTTTGCTACGCTGCCGCCGATGAAACCCTCCTTGGACGTCGACGTGCGCAGGCTGCTTGAGGCAAGCCGAGGGTCTTGGCTATCCATAGCGGCGAAGGCAGGCGTGAGCTACTCCTGGATTTCGAAGTTTGTGAACGGACGGATCCCTAATCCTGGATACGCGACCCTCTGCAGGTTGCTGGAACTGTTGTCCGAACCCTCCATCGCCCCTGAGTTTTCGCCCGAGGTGAGCAAGGCGCGTGCGGCGGCGTCGCCCGAGGAGATCTGATGTGCGCACCACCACCTTCATCCCGGCAATCCGACGGAGGGCTGCCACCCACCAACCTTTACCCCCGCCGCCGCCACGATCGGCGCGCATGTTCTTTTCTGTTTTCTCCTCCTTTGGCTGTGCGCGGGCAGGTGCACTTGCTTTGGCGCGACGAGGCGGCGGGGTCTTTGTCTTGTCGTCATGTGGGGCGCAGTTTGTCGCGCCACAGCATTGCTGTCAGTAACGATGAAAGAGAGCCATCGCAATGGCCATGGATGTAAAGACCGCTGCGTTCAACGTCGGGCACGACTTCGAGGGAGGCGTGGTCGCGCTGGCCCCGTCGATCGGCAAGAACGCCAACACGCTCAATGCGGAGCTCGCAGGCATCGGTAGCGCCAAGCTCGGCCTGGCCGATGCAGTCAAGATGACCGTTCGAGCCAAGGATTACCGGATCCTCGATGCCTTCGCGACCGTATGCGGCCGCATGTGCATCCCTCTGCCGGAGATGCTCGATGTCGAAGGCGATGACTGCATGCGTGCGCTCGCCGACTCCTCGCGCGAGTACAGCGAGTTGGTGGCTGCGACCTGTGCGTCGCTGGCCGACGACGGCCAGTTCTCGGCAAACGAACTGCTGCAGTTGCAGACCGAGGCAGGCCAGGCGATCGCAGCGATCAATGCACTGGTCGCGGCCGCCACGCGGCGCCACCAGTCGGGCAAGCCGGCGGCGTAGCGGATGTCCGACGCGCAACAGATACCACCGATCGTCCCACCGGTGTGGGAAGGCATACCTGCCTCCCTAGCAACACAGCAGCAGTGGCTGCTGTGGAAATTCGAGTTCAAGCGCGAGAGCGATACCAAGCCCGCGAAGATGCCGTACTACGTGGGCGGAGGGCGTCGCACTGGCGGGCAGGGCGATGACCGTGACCGGCAGCGCCTGGCAACGCTGGAGGTCGCTCGCCGCGCGTTCGAGCGGCCGGGCGGCGGCTGGCACGGAGTGGGTTTCGCTTTCCTGCCAGGCGATGGGCTTATCGGCATCGACCTCGATGGCCAGCTCGAGGCGGACGGGCAGTGGTCGGACCGATGCAAGAACATCGTTGCCGCGTGCGACAGCTTCACCGAGATCTCGCCCAGCGGCAAGGGCGTGCACATCTTCGTGCGTGGTGAGACGTCGACCAACAAGAGCAATGACATCGGGGTCGAAGTCTTCGCCAACAGCCAGTTCTTTACGGTCACTGCCAACCGATTCCCGAACACACCGGGCGAGGTGAACCCAATCGCCGATACGGCGCTCAGGCGGTTGCACCGAACGATCGATGACGCCAAGGCCGCAGCCAAGGAAGCGAAGCGGCCGGCACCAAAGCCTCCCACCACGCCCGGACCCGTTGGACCGCCAGCGCAGCACGAGGATGGCGGCACCAACGATTTCCGCAGGGTCAACGACGCTGCGATGGCCAATTTCACTGCGTGGGTCCCGGCCCTTTTCGGCGGTCGCGAGACACCTCGTGGAGCAGGCTATCGCGTCACCTCCAAGGCACTGGGTCGCGACCTTCAGGAGGATCTGTCGATCGATCCGCTGGGCATCTGCGATTTCGGTGTGGCGGACATGGGCGATTCGAAGGGCGGCTCTCGCACACCGCTGGACCTGGTGCTCGAGTTCCTTCCCGCGCAGAAACCGGCCGACGCCCTGCATTGGCTCGCCCCCCTGGTCGGCGTGGCCGTCAGCAAGCCGCGGGAAAAAATTCGCGTGCCGCCGGCTCCCGCTGGGGGCGGTCAGGGTGGAGGGAGCGGCGGTGGGCCGCCCGCTGAGCATCCGCCCGGCGAGGATGACGACGAGGCATTCGATCGCGTTGCGGGCGCCCTGGTAAAGGGGCGCCGAGGCAAGCCAGAGGACTGCCGCGAGAACGTCTTCTATGCCATGCGCGACGATCCCCGGCTCAAGCACCTCGTGCGCCGCAACGACTTTTCCCTTCTGCTCGAGCGCGGCCCTCATGCACCGTGGGGACGCCCAGCCGGCGATTGGGACGAGGAAGACGACCTCATGCTCGGCGAGTACTTGCTGCAGGTCTACGGCCTCGGCATCAAGGGCAAGGGCACCTTGCGCGATGGCGTGCTCATGACCGCGCGCCTGAACCGCTACAACCCGATCGTCGACTGGATCAAGGCCGAGAAGTGGGATGAAACCCCCCGCATCGACCACTGGCTGACGGACGTCTTCGAGGTGCAGGATCGGCCCTACGTCCGGCTGATTGCCCGGTGCTTCATGATGGGCCTGGTCAAACGAGCCATCGATCCCGGCTGCAAGTTCGACTACATGCTCATCATCAAGGGTGAGCAGGGGCTGAACAAGTCGACCGCCTTCCGCGCGCTGTCGTTCCCGTACTTCACCGACAACGCGATCCGGGTCGGGGACAAGGACTCGCAGATGGCGATGCAGCTTGCCTGGATCGTCGAGTCGGCCGAGCTCGAGTCGCTCAACAAGTCCGAGACCACGCTGATCAAGCAGTACCTCTCTGCGCAGGAGGACTGGTACCGGCCCCCCTACGGGTCGCAGATGGTGAAGGCACCGCGGCACTCGGTGAACGTCGGAACGACCAACGCGGACACCTTCCTCAAGGATGCGACGGGTGACCGCCGCTTCTGGCCGCTCGAGGTGAAGGCGGTCAACGTCGACGTCCTCAAGGCCGCCCGACTGCAGCTGCTCGCGGAAGCGCTGCATCGCGTCCAGGCCGGCGAGCAGTATTGGCCGACGCGTGAGGAGGAACGCACGCTGGTGTTTCCCGAGCAGGAGCCGTTCAAGCGCTCCGACCCGTGGGAGGACATGCTCAGCGCCTACGTCAACGACCCGCACCGGCCGAACGCGGCCGAGATGCCCCGTGTCGAGCGCGACTTCTTCACGACCAATGAGCTGTACGAGAAGGCCCTCCTGATCAAGGCCGACCGGATCGACGGCAATGGGCAGATGGACACGCGCGTGTCCAACTGCATGAAGCTGCTCGGCTTCGTGAGGGAGCGCCCGACGACGGGCCGGCGCCTGCGTGGTTGGCGTCGTGCGAAGCAGGACTTGCCAGCGCAGCCCGACGCATCGTCGCCGCCGCCGGCGGATGACTTTCGAGAGGAGGGCGATGACCTTCCGTTCTGACAACCCTCGTGCGCCTGGCTGGATGCCTCGCGGCAGGTCTCGCCCCGCGCATGCGTCTGCGTGCTCGGTCCTGACGCCTCCGCCGTCCAGCCTCGGACACCATCCGTCCGCCCAGGGGTGGACGGCGCAAGTCCTTGTCACTATTGAAAAAATACCGATCCGTCCACCCGTCCACCCTCCAGGGCCTTCCCTCCCTCACATGTGCAGGCGCGCAGACAGGCGGGCGCGTGTCTGCGCCCGCACGCGGGGGCGCAGCTCACTCACACACCTTGGACAGGTTGGACAGATGGACGGATCAAGCAACCACGCGGGTTTGTGCCGTCCGCCCCCCGTCCATCCCTTTCACTTTCGGAGGTCAGCACCATGAGCCAGCCAGCAGCGAAGCAGCCCGATATGCGCACCGCGATGCCGATGACGGCGGCGTGGATCGAGCGCAAGCGCCTCGACATGGGAAAGGCCCACGTCAACGACTGCCTGCGGCGCGCGATCGCGGGCGAACCGGGCCGCTTCTATGCCCTCGAGGGCGGGCATGTCCTGGGCACGCCCTTCCCGCCGACCTCGCCGGTCGACCAGTGGCAGCAATACGCCGTCGTCAACGGCGTCGCCTTCGCGGCCTTCATCGCCGAGCCGGCGGTCGTGCAGACGCCTGCACAGGAGCGTGCCCCATGCTGACCATCGACGTGCGGCACAACTTCCCGGACGTCAAGCGGGAGCTGGGCGAGCAGCAGGCCCAGATGCCCTATGCCCTCGCGCTGGCCCTCACGCGTACGGCCAAGGACGTGAAGACCGATCAGCAGGCAGAGATGGCCGCCGTGTTCGATCGGCCGACACGCTTCACGCTCAACAGCTTGTACGTGCGGCCCGCGGTCAAGCACGATCTGGTCGCCCGCGTGTGGGTCAAGGACAGCGAGCGGCCCACGCACTACCTCCTGCCGCAGATCTCGGGTGGCAACCGGCCGTTGAAGCGCTTCGAGGAGATGCTGGTGCGCCGCGGTTGGATGCTGCCCTCCGAGCGCGCCGTGCCGGGCGAGGGCGCCAAGCTGGACAGCTACGGCAACATGAGCCGCGGACAGATTGTGAAGATCCTGAGCCAGCTGCAGGCGTTCTACCTGGCAGGGTCCGATGCCAATGCCACGGGCAGCAAGCGCAGCACGAGCAAGCGCCGGCGTGAGGCGTACTTCGTCAGCACCGGCGTGGGCACGCATCCGTTCGGCAAGCGCTCATGGAAGCGAGGGCGCATGCAGCAGACCCTGCCGAGGGGCGTGTGGGTGCGGCGCCCCGATGGTGTGATGGGCTCGAAGGTGTCGCCCGTCCTGATCTTCGTGAAGGGCGCGAAGTATCGGTCGCGTTATCGCTTCGACGAGGTGGCCCAGGCAACCGTCGCGCGGGTCTACCCGGGCCATGCACGCGATGCAGTGGCCCAGGCCCTGCGCACGGCTCGACCAGCGAAGGGGACGCGATGACCGACCGCGCCCTGCACCAGGGTGGGGCATCCCACCCCCCCCACGACGGGTCCTCCCAAAAACGGCCGGATGCGGGTAATTCGGACCCCGTTGCCGCGCTAGTTCTGGCTTCGGCCACGAGGTAAGTAAGCATGAGAGTCAAGGGGCAGGAGCAGATCGCCGCCATGTTCGGCGTCGCACCGAAGACCATTACCGAGTGGCAGGTGCTCGGCTTCCCGGTCGCCGTGCAGGGCGGGCCCGGCGTGCCGAGCGAGTACGACGCGGCGCAGTGCATTGCCTGGCTGGTGGAGCGCGAAGTGCGCAAGGTGCAGGCCGAGTCGCCGAAGGATCGGCTCTCGCGGCTGCAGGGCGACAAGATCGAGCAAGAGATGCTGCGCGACAGCCGCGCGCTGATCCCGGCAGAGGAGGTCGAGCCGCTTTGGTCGAGTGCCGTCCTCAACGCGAGGGAGTTCCTCGTGGGCGAGCCGCTGCGCCTCGCGTCGCTGATCATCGGCATGGAGAAGTCGGCCGTCGAGGAACTGCTCGCCCGCACCTTCGACGACTTCCTGCGCCGGCTGGCGAACTGGAAGGCCCAGGACAGCGACGACCAGGACGAGGACGAGGACGGGACGGAGGCCGATCTCGAATGACGAACGAGACGGGTCCTAGCGGGTCTCATGTGTTGCGCGCGCGTCGAGCGCTGCGCGCGACGCATGCGCGTGTGTGGAAGAAGCTCAATCCTCCCCCTGCAGTCACCTGCGCGGAGTGGAGCGAGAAGTATCGCGTGCTCAGCAACGAAGAATCCGCACTCAAGGGGCGCTTCAGCTGGCGCGTTTCTCCGGCGCTTCGCGAGATCGCGGAGACGGCCACGGCCGCTGCGGTACGCAAGCTCGTGGTGCAGAAGAGCGCGCAGGTCGGCTACACCGCGGGCATCGTGTGCAACGTCATTGGGTATCACGTGCACCACCGGCCGAGCGTCATCGTCGTCGCGTTTCCGCGGTCAATGGCTGCGAAGGACTTCGCGAGCGAGAAGCTCGATCCGATGATCCGCAGCACGCCGGTCCTGGCCCGTCGCATAACCCTCAACAGCAGGGCCCAAGGCAACAGCGCGCTGCGCAAGCGCTTCGCGGGCGGTCTGATCAAGCTGGTCGGCACGAACAGCCCGAGCGATGTGAAGTCCACGAGTGCGCGCGTGGTCATCGTGGAAGAGCCCGACGACGCCGCCGCCAACGTGAAGGGCCAGGGCAACTCGCTCAAGCTGCTCGGCGAGCGGGTGAAGACGGATCCACGGCACCTGATCCTGATCGGCGGCACGCCCACGGCCAAGGACGCGAGCGCAGTCGAAGCCGAGATGCGCACCACCGACAAGCGCTACTTTCACGTGCCCTGCCATTCGTGCGGCGAGCTCCATGCACCGGACTGGGAGCATGTCACCATTCCCGAGGACAAGGAAGCGCCCGTGCACGAGGTGTACGGCCAGTTCCTGCCCGACCAGGCCTACTACACCTGCCCGCACTGCGGCCAGATCTGGACCGACGATGAGCGCATCGCGAACCTTCGGCGTGCCGAGCGCGATGGCGGCGGATGGGCGCCGACGGCGGACAGCCGCATTCCGGGTTACTACCTCAACGAGCTGCTCAGCACCTTCGACGGCTCGCGCGTGCCTGTGCTGGCTCGCAAGTACCTCGAGGCCAAGGCCGAGCTCGACAAGGGCGATCCGACAGACATGATCGCGTTCTGGAACAGCACGCTGGGCCGGACCTGGGAGTACCGTGGCGAGCTGCCCGAAGAAGACACGCTGCGCGAGCGCGCCGAGAAGTACGCGGAGTGGAGCTGCCCTGTTGGTGGCCTGGTCGCACTGATGTCCGTCGACGTCCAGCACGACCGACTGGCCGTGACCGTCTGGGTGTTCGGCCGTGGTGAGGAGATGTGGCTCGCCTACTGGGGCGAGTTCTACGGCAAGACCGTCGTGGCCCACGCCGGCGCGTGGATCGAGCTCGAGCAAACGATGGGCCGCCAGGTCAAGCATGCGACCGGGGCAGGCCTTGGCATTGCCGCGGTGGCGATCGACTCGTCGGACGGCCAGACGGCGGATGCGGTCTACGAGTTCGTCCGCAAGCACGACCGCCGCGATCGCCCCGTGTACGCGGTCAAGGGCGCACCCGATGCGGTCGGTACCGTCGAGATCTGGACCCCACCGAAGGCGATCGATCCGAACAATAAATCGACGAAAGCCTCGCGCGCCGGCGTGAAGTCCAACCAGGTCGGAACCGCAAAGGCCAAGGATCTGATCCTGGGCTGGTCGGAGCAGGCCGGGCGCGTGCGGCTCGAGGGCAACGGGCCTGCGCGCATGCATTGGTACGAGGGCGTGCGGGACGACTTCTACGAGCAACTGCTCAGCGAGATCAAGATCCCGGGGCGTCGCAACAAGCTGCGGCGCGAGTGGAAGCCCAGGACGGATCGTCGCAACGAAGCGCTCGATTGCACGGTCTATGCCCTGTGGCTCTCGCGGGCGCTGCGACTGCACCTCCGCAAAAAGCAGCAATGGGACCTCGCCGAGGTGCGCGTGCGCCAGGCGCCTTTGCTTGCGGATGATGACGTTGACGGCGTGCAGACGTCTGCACCGCCGCCTGGGCCCACTCCGGCGCCAGCGATCGAGCCTCCTGTGGTGCCGGTCAGTGCACCGGTACCGCCGCCGGTGCCTGCCCCGAGCGCCGCGGCGCCCGCACCGCCGCGGCCGCCACCACCCATCGAGCGCAGCCACCCGCGTGCGCCGGCGCGTGTTCCTCCCCCCAATCCATTCGCCTCCGATGACTGGAGCAGCCGCCTATGACCGAACCGACTTTTCAGAAGCACCACCAGTCCGAAGCACAGGCCGACGATGCCGCAGTGCAGCTCGAGCATGACTTCATCGCCATCGTGCGCGAGGAGATCGGCATGCACGAGGCGCTTGCTGCGATCGTGGCCCAGGCGCTGGTGCGCGGGCTGCGTCGCCGCAATGGCGGACAGAGCATCTGGATCCCGGCGCCCGACAAGTCGCAGCGCGATGCGGCGATCCGGCGAGAGTTCATGGGCGCGCGGAACCTGAAGGAGATCATGGCGAAGTACGGCATCAGCCGCTCGCGGGTCTACCAGATCGTCGGCATGCGGGAGCCCATCGAGGTTCGCATCGGCGTGTCGTCGCCGAAAAATCCAGTTCCCGGCCTTCAAACTGGACGCGTGGCGGAATAGTGTGGCGGGCATGACCATCGCAACCGACATGTTGGCCAAGTACCTGGCCGCCGAGACCGAGCTCCTCGAGGGCAAGAGCGTTGCCTTCGCTGGCCGGCAGTTGACCATGGAGAACCTCTCCGAGATCCGCGAGGGGCGCCAGGAATGGGAGCGCCGCGTTGCAGCAGAGAACGCTCCGAGCGCGCCGCGGTTCGCGGGCCTGGGCTACAGCGTCGCTCGCTTCGACCAGGAGTAGCACCATGCGCGACACCTCGATGAGCATCTTCGACTTCTGGGTGTACCTCACCGACCCGGTCGAGCGCCTGAAGCGGGCCCAGGGTAAGACTGCCCTGGCCCACTACGAGGCAGCGAAGCCGAGTCCGGTGCGAAAGCGGCGGAGCGACAACCGCGCACCCAACGCGCTGGTTCAGCAGGGCGCAGCTGCGATCCGTGCGCAGGCTCGCTACCTCGAGCGCAATCACGACATCTTCCGGGGCGCGTTGCGCGTCCTCGTCAACAACACCATCGGCCCGACAGGCATCGGCGTGGAGCCGCAGCCGCGTCGCAAGGACGGCACGATCCATACCGCCTACGCGGAGGAGTTGAGCGCGGCATACAAGCGGCATTGCCGTCGACCCGAGGTGACGCGTCGTCTGAGCGAGTCGCTGTCGCAGCGCATGGTGGGGTACACATGGTTCCGGGACGGCGAATGCTTCTCTCAACAGGTGTTCGGCGACGTTCCCTACCTCACGCACGGCAGCCCGGTACCGTTCTCGGTGGAGCTGTTCGAGCCCGACTTCGTGCCGCTGGACTACAACGATCCTGGTCGCCGCATCACGCAGGGCATTCAGACAAACGCCTGGGGACAGCCGGTGGCGTACAACGTGTACAAGAGCGATCCGCGCGAAGGTGGGAGCTGGCTCACGCAGGCCGATCTGAAGAGCGTGCCGGCCGAGCGGGTCTGCCATGTGGCCACCTTCGATCGGCTTCACCAGTTGCGCGGCGTCTCGGAGGCTGCCAGCGTCCTCACGCGCGCCGAGGATCTCAAAGACTATGAGGAGTCCGAGCGCGTTGCGGCGAAGATCGCTGCCTCGCTGACGGCCTACGTCAAGCGGACCGCGCCCGAGGGCTACGACGGGGAGGGCGGTGCACGCGATAGCGACGGCAACCCCTTGCCGCGCGACATCCGGATGCAGCCCGGCATGATTATCGACAGCCTGTTGGTGGGCGAAGAGATCAGCCTGTTGGACAGCAAGCGGCCAAACCCGAATCTGGTGGCATGGCGTTCAGGGCAGCTCAAGGCCTTTGCCGCCGGCATCGGTGGAAGCTACTCGAGCATCAGCAGAAACTACGACGGTACCTACAGTTCACAGCGCCAAGAACTGGTGGAGCAATTCGTGCACTACGCAGTGCTCTCCGATGAATTCGTGGGTATGTATGTCCAGCCCAACTACGAGCGCTTCGTGGAGATCGCGCATATGAGTGGCGTCGTTCGCAAGCCCATCGACCTCAAGCCCGGCACCGAAGCGGAGGCGCTCTATCTCGGCCAGTCGATGCCCTGGATCGATCCGCTGAAGGAGGCGCTGGCTTGGGAGAAGCGCACACAGGCCGGCTTCGCAAGCGAGGCCCAGGCGATCCGCGCCGGCGGCAACAGCCCGCGCGATCTGCTCGAGCAGGTCTCGGAGTTTCGGGCCGAAGCCGATCGTCGCGGGCTGGTCTTCACGAGCAACGCGCGCAACGTGGGCGGCGGCGCGCCGGGCATGCAGGAGCCTCAGAACAACCCGGACGATTTGCCGCGGCAGAACGGGTGATGAAGAAAGTCCACTTTTGCCCCTTAAAACTGGACTGACAAATTTCGACACTGAGGGCCTTCTCCTCGAGGCCCTCAGTCCATGTCCAAGCCCAAGACGCCCTGGTTTGCATTTCACCGCCGCACCGCGCTAGCTGCCGCTGCCCTCGGTGTCGCTGCAGCTGCCGAGATCTTCATCTACGGCGACATCGGCGAGAGTTGGTGGGAAGAGACGGTCAGCGCATCGGAGTTCGTGACTGAGCTCAACGAGCTCGACGTGGACGACATCACCGTGCGCATCAACAGCTTGGGCGGCAGCGTGCCCGATGGCCTGGCGATCTACAACGCCATGCGCCGGCACCGCGCCAATATCACCGTGGAGATCGACGGCATGGCGCTTTCCATCGCCAGCCTGATCGCAATGGGCGGCGACACGGTCCGCATGGCGAGCAACGCCGTGATGATGATCCACGCGCCTTGGACCTACGCCGGCGGCAACAGCGTCGAGCTGCGTGAGAAAGCCGACGAACTCGACATCTGGGCCGCGGCCATGTCCACCAGCTATGCGTCGCGCACCGAAGACAAGGACGCGATCGCCGGCTTCCTCACCGACGGCAAAGACCACTTCTTCACGGCCGCGCAGGCGCTCGAGCTGAAGTTGATCGACGCCATCACCGACGAGAACGTCGGCGCCGCCGTGACGGCCGCCGGCACCTTTCCCTTGAATCGATACCGCTCGCTGCCTGCAACCCTGCAGGCGGCAGGCTCCCCCGCGGCTGCCGCCGCTTCTTCCGCTGATGAGGATCCCATGAAACTCCGTACTTTCCTGCTGCTGAACGCCATCGGTGCGTCCGGCGCTGCGGCGGCCGGTGGCGGAAGCGCCGCCGCGCCTGCGCCGGCACCGGTCGCTGCCCCGGTGGCCTCGCCCGATGCGGCCGCCATCCTGGCCGCAGACAAGCAGCGCCGCGAGGGCATTCGCGCGATGTTCGCCAACCACCTGAGCGTCGAAGGTGTCGGCGCGCTGCAGGCCTCGTGCGAGGACGATCACGCTGTCACACCCGAAGCCGCAGGCACCCGGCTGCTCGCTCACATCGGCCGCGGCATGTCGCCGGTCGCCGGTGGCCGGGTGCTGACCATCGAGGACGAGCGCGATAAGTTCCGCTCGGCGATGACCCAGGCCCTGCTGGCCCGCGCGAGCGTCGCGATCGACAAGACCGGTCCCGTGCGCGCAGACGGCTCCAACCCGTACCGGGGTCGGCGCCTGTTGGCGATTGCCGAGACCTGCCTCATCCAGGCCGGCCGGCGCGTCGACGGGATGGACCCGCGCGAGATCGTGGCCGCTGCGTTCACGCAGTCGACCAGCGACTTCCCGATCCTGCTCGAGAACGTCATGCACAAAACGCTGCTGTCGGCCTACGCGCTGCAGCCGGACACCTGGACGCGCTTCTGCGCTCGCGGATCGGTCAGCGACTTCCGCCCGCACAAGCGCTATCGCACCGGCAGTCTGGGCAACCTCGATGCGAAGAACGAGCTGGGCGAATACAAGAACAAGACCATCCCGGACGGCGAGCGCGCGTCCATCGCAGCCGGGACCAAGGGCAACATCATCAACATCAGCCGCGAGACGATCATCAACGATGACCTGAGCGCGTTCACGGGCCTGTCGCTGGACATCGGTCGCGCGGCGAAGCGCACGGTGGAAGCCGATGTCTATGCCACTCTCGCGCTCAACGCAGGCCTTGGCCCGCTGCTCGAGGACGGCAAGACGCTGTTCCACGCGGACCATGGAAACATCGCGGCGGCGCCCGGCGCGCCGAGCGTCGCGACTTTCGAAGCCGCACGTGTGCAGCTCGCCTCGCAAAAGGACGTCTCGGGCAACGACTTCCTCGATCTCACGCCCGACGTCTGGCTGGGCCCGGCGGGCATCAGCGGCCAGGCGAAGGTGGTGATCAACAGCACCTACGACCCCGACGCCAACAACAAGCTCCAGCGCGCGAACGTGGCCGCGAGCATGGTCCGCGACATCGTCGACACGCCGCGGCTGGCCGGCACTGCCTGGTACATGTTCGCGGACCCGAACATCGCGCGCGTGCTCGAAGTCGCGTTCCTGGACGGTAACGATGTGCCGTACCTGGAACTGGAGACCGCCTTCAACACCGACGGCGCGCGTTGGAAGGTGCGGCTGGACTACGGCGTGGCCGGCATCGACTACCGCGGCGCGGTCCGCAACGCTGGCTGATCGTCGAGCGTCTTCTACCCGTTCGAAAGGAACCCTCATGACCACCACCTACGTCCAGCCGGGGCATGTCCTCGACTACACGAACAACTCGGGCGCCAAGATCCCGAGCAGCGCCGTCGTTCGCATCGGCCAGCTCATCGGCGTGGCGCTGACCGATATCGCAATCGGCGCTACCGGCTCCGTGGCCATCGACGGCGTACACCGTCTGCCGAAGGTCGCGGGCGCCGTGATCGCACAGGGCGAGTCGCTCGTCTGGGATGCGTCGGCCGGCGCCTTCGACGACAACCTGGCGGTCCCCGCTGCCGGCGACATCTCGGGTGCGGCCGCGGTGGCGTTCGCCGGAGCCGGCAATGGCACCACGACCCTGCTCGTTCGTCTGACCGGCGTCCCGGGGACGCTGGCCGCCTGATCGGGGATCTCGTGCCCGTGAACTTCGCCGCCCTGGAGTCGCGCCTCAACGCGAAGGTGATGCGCCGCGTCGGGAATCGCCGCGTGGTGGTGTCGGCGCCGATAGCCGCGGAGTTCGACGGGATCTACGAGGCCGCGGGTGTCGAGGCCTTGGACGGCCTGGCCGAGGCCACCGAGCCGCGGCTGACGGTTTCGCTGGCCGATTCGCAGAAGCTGCGGCAGAACACGGTCGTGATGCTGGTGAATCCCGCCACCGCCGTCTCGGAAGAGTTTCTCGTGGGCCGTGGCGACCCGGATGGCGCCGGGTTCATCGTGTACGCACTGCGGAAGGCCTGAGCATGGTTCACGCGCAGCAACTGATCCTCGAGGGCTACCGCAACGCCCTTGTCGCAGCCGACACCGCCGCCGGTCCTCGCGTGTTTCTCGACAGAGTTGATCCGCTCGAAGTCGAGGATCTGCCGGCGATCTTGATCGAGGAAGACCAGCAGGGCGAGCGTTCCGATCCGCAGACTGTCAACGGCATGCAGTCGCGCGTGCTGTCGGTGCTGGTGACGGCCGTGGTGGCCCACAGCGAAGGGTATGGGGCGCAGGCGCGCGCTCTCGGGCTCGAGATCGAGCGTGTGCTTGGCGCTTCGACCTTCGCTGCGCCCAAGCCAGGGCGTACCGCTCTCACCAGCTCGCGCATCCGCTTCAGCGGTGAAGGCGATCGCCTGCTGGCGGCGCGCGAGCAGGCTTGGCAGACCCAGTATTTCACCCGGCGCGGTGCGCCGGACCAACCCCTTTAGCAGGAGATTCACATGTCCGATTTCCAGATTTGGTCCGAGGTGCAGGTCGATGTGCAATCTGCACTGGCCGCGCCGGTAGCGATCACCGGCATCACCAAGGCAAACCCCGCGGTTGTAGCGGCCCCCGATCACGACTTCACGGCCGGGGACATCGTGCTGTTGCGCGTGAAGGGCATGGGCGATCTCGACTATGCCGTCGTGCGCGTGGCGACGGTCATCGCGGACACCTCGTTCGTCGCGGAAGGCATCGACGCCACGGACATGAACGGCACCTTCGTCTCCGGCTCGGCCACGAAGATCACCTTCGGCGTCAGCGCCAACACCTTTACCGACGTGACGCCGTCGGGTGGTGAGACCAGCGACGTCCTGATCCAGACCATCCATATGAAGCGCGGCTTCAACAAACCGGGCGCCGAGTCGCCGCTGGTCTACGGCTTCGGCTCCCTCTGGGACGTCGCCGATCCCGCCCTGCTGGCCCTGCAGGCCGGCGCGCGCAAGGGCCGCGTCCTGGCGGTGCGGTTCAAGTTCCTCGACGGCACAACGGTGCTCTTCGCCGGTCTGCCAAGCGCCAGCATGGCGCCGGGTGGCAGCGCTGGCGGGGCGGTCACCACGCCCGTCAAGATCAACGTGCGCGGCTGGCTGCAGGCCTACTCGGGAGCCTGACCCATGGTCGTGAACCGCAATTCGGTGCCGAAGCCCGTGCTGCCGCACCAGATCGAACCGTGCGAGCCGCTGGGTGGCGATGTCGTCGTGCGGGGCCTGCTGATGTCGGAGCGCATGGCAATCGACGACCTCAACGAGAAGGCGGCGAAGCCGGCCGATGGGGAAACCGAAGAGGAAGCGCGCACGCGCGCCGGCAAGCTGGTTGTTCCTCGCATGCTTCACGCCTGCGTGGTCGACGACGAGGGTATGCCCGTGATGTCGATGGAAGAGTGGGACATCTTCGGCGGCGCACATCGTCAGCTCACGTTCCATCTGTTCGGTATCGCGTTACGCCTCTCGGGTCGAGATCCGGAAGCCGTCAAAAAAAACTAGCTGCCCAGCCCGCGCTGCGATTCGCGTTCGTCCTGGCGCGGGACCTGGGATGCACCGTCGAAGAACTGGGCCGGCGCATGAGCGCCCTGGAGTTTGCGCAATGGCAGGTGATGTACGAGCACGAGGGCTTCAATCCGGAGACGCAGCGGCTGCAGCATGCGGCTCTGCTTGCCGCCACGTTGCAGGGCGCGAGCACACGTCGGGACGGCAAGGCCTGGTCGGCTGCGCACTTTCTCGGGCCCGACCCCTGGGCGCCACCGGCACCGCAGTCGTCCGCGTCTCGTCGGCCGAGCGTGGTCGACCAGGTCAAGGCCATGAACGCGCTTCGCAGGCGGAGGCACTGACATGGTGACACGTGCCGAGCTCATCCTCGCGGGCAAGGATCAGACGGCCGCGATGTTCGCGAGCGCGAGCCGTGGCTTCGACGGGCTGAAGCGCCAAGCCGCCGCGGTCCAGACGGGCGTGGCTGCTGTGGGGACGACCCTGGCCGGAGCCTTCGCGCTTGTCGGCGCCAAGGGAGCGATCGACACGCTCGACATGCTGGACGACCTGCAGGAGAAGACGGGGATCAGCGTCGAGAAGCTGAGCGAGCTCCGGTTTGCGGGTGAAGCGGTCGGTACGCCCTTCGAAGTGCTGGCCGGCGGCGTCGGCCGTCTCAGCAAGCTGATGGCGGAGGCGGCCAGCGGGAACAAGGAAGCGGCGGCGACCTTCAAGGCGCTCAACGTCGAGGTGAAAAACTCTGACGGTACGCTGCGCAGCCAGGACCAGGTGCTTGGCGACCTGGCCGACCGGTTCGCCTCGTACAGCGACGGGCCCGAGAAGGCTGCTGATGCGCAGCGCCTCTTCGGCAAGAGCGGCCAGGAGATGATTCCGCTGCTCAATCAGGGCCGCGATGGTATCGAGAAGCTGCGCCTCGAGGCGGAGCAACTCGGTGCCATCTACAGCGGGCCGCTCGCCAAGGACGCTGCGGATTTCAACGACAACTTGACGAAGCTAAAGCTGTCGTCGGAAGCGGCCGCGATCGCGGTAGGCGGACCGTTGCTCAAGTCGCTGGTGGCGATCACCAACCAGATCCTCGAGGCCAAGAAGGAGGGCGGTCTCTTGAACGCCGTCCTGATCGCGATGGGCGGTGGTGTCGCGCGCACCCTTGGCGTCGACGAGATCGGCCAGGCACAAAGTCGTGCGCGCGCCGCCATCGGCGAAATGACCCGCCTCCAGAGTCAGATGAATGGCGTCGAGCTGCAGCTGCAGCGCGATCCCACCAACGAAATGGCGCAGCGGCGGCTGGCCACCTACCGCAGCAAAATCGAAGAACAGCAGCGCATTGCGACGGCGGCGAGCGCGGACCTGAAGCGCCTGGCGGACGTTGCAGACCCGAATGGATCTGCGCAGAAGCGCAAGGAAGATCGAGGCTTCACGCCCGTGATTCCAGACAACCGCGGCGCGGCGCCGGTGATCGGCGACGGCGGCGCTGCCGGCAAGAAGGCCAAGGACGACGAGGCTGCGGCCAAGCGCTACATCGACAGCCTCACGAAGCAAAAAGAGAAGGTCAAGGAGCTCAGCCAAGTCGAGATCTCACTGGCAGAGATCCAGCGCATCCGCACGGCCGGCGGCGAGATCACCGATGCCCAGCAGCAGCAGATTCTGACCATCTCGGCAGAAATCGACCACCTCAAGGAAGTCGAGGAGCTCAAGAAAAAGGCTGACGAAGACCAGAAGGAGCGCCAGCGTCGCCTGTTCGCCGAGCAGGACGAAGCAAAGCGGTTGTATCAGGAGACGCTCACGCCGCTCGAGGCCTACAACGCTGCGGTAGCGCACCTGAACGATCTTCGCCGCGATGGGTTGATCACCTCGGAAACCTACGCGCGGGCGATCTCGAAGGAGGGCGACGAGTTCACAGCGGCGGAAAAGCGGCTGCGCGAGCTGGGCAGCCAAACGGACGAGTTTTCGAAGCAGGCGGCAGAGAACATTCAGGACAGCCTCGGCCGAGGTTTGAGCGATGCGCTCGATGGCAACTTCAAGGACATCGGTAAGAATTTCTTGAAGATGCTGCGTGACATGGTTGCCCAGGCCGCCGCAGCGCGAATCTCGCGAGCGATGTTCGGCGACCTGGTGAAGGGTGGAGAGGGTGATGGCATCTTCAGCCAGTTGCTTCGCACTGCAGGTGGCGCATTGCTTGGTGGCGGAGGTGGGGGGTATACGCCGGCGCAGCAGGCGGGGCTGGATGGATTGATCACCGGCCTCGCTGGGGTGCGCGCAGACGGTGGTCCAGTGGCAGCGGGAAAAGCGTACCTCGTCGGTGAGCGTGGCCACGAGGTGTTTGTGCCTAAGTCCGACGGCACTATCGTTCCGAACCACGAGCTCGGCCGCAATGGCTCGCTCACGGTCAACAACTTGACGAGCGGCCGGGTCGACATTGCGAACCTCGATCGCACGCCGCAGGGCGACGTGTTAACGATCCGCCAAGTCGACGACTACATGTCGAGGCAGATCGCCAACCCGAACAGCCAATTCAGTAAGGCGCTGGCTGCGCACACCGGCGCATCTCGGAAGCGCGACTGATGACCTTGGCCAGCATCCCGAGCGGCTTCGTCCCCCAAGTCCAGGGCTACAACATTGGATCGCCATCCGGCGTGCGCTCGACCAGCGTCGCCGGCGGTGCACCGCGCAACGGCCTTGAGTATGACCGTGGTCCGCAGCTTTTCCAGGCGACGTTGATCCTTGACGACCTGGAACTGGGGGTGTGGACGGTCTGGTACCAGCGAATCATCCGCAACGGTGCCTATCCGTTCTCCATGGATCTGAACAGTGGCACCGGTCCACAGCCGCATGAATGCCAGATGGTGCCAGGCAGCTACTCGGCGGTTCCTGTGGGGGGCGGAAGTCTCTGGTCGGTGTCCTTCGTTGTCACGGCCACTTCGGCGGCATACCAGTACTCGGATGCTGACGCGCAGGTACTCATGGATCTGTGGGAGGGCATGGGCGCCGAGCTCGACGACCTGCTGGCCCGCCTGGCGCAGTTCGCCAACGTCGACACCGATGCCTTGAACTTCTGATGGCGCTCGATCTCCCAACCCGCCTTCGCATGTACCTGGCCTCCGCGCCCGCCAATGTGCGCGCTATCCAGGTGCTCGAGCTGAGCCACCCGGCGATGTCGCGCGTGTGGCATCTTTGGGCCGAGCCATACGTGGGCGAGGTCACTGTGCAGGATCCGCTCACGCTCGTCACCAGCGGAGTGGAGGTGCTTCCGATCAACCTCGCTATCGATCTGGCTGGCTCGGAAGGAAACCTCGACCAGGTCTACGAGATCACGCTGGACACGATCGACAACAGCGACGAGTTTGGCGGTGAGATGGACCGCATCCCGCTCGACACCGATCAGCGCGTGCGAGCTGTCTACCGCGAATACCTCAGCGACGACCTGACCGAGGCCGCTGTGACGGCGCTCCTGCAGGTCGAATCGGTGTCGTCGAACGCCGGCGCGGCGACCATCTCCGCTATCTCTCCACGGCTCAACATCACACGGACCGGAGAAATCTACGCACCGCGCGACGTGCCCATGCTCCGGAGCTTCACATGAACGTGGCGCACTACCAAGCCAAGCAGTATCCGAACCCGCCTTGCTGGGCGCTTGTGGCGGACGTCTACGCCACGGAGCGGGAACAGGGCGTTGCGGAATTTCGGACCATCAACAGCTCTATCCGGGAGATCGCTTCGACCTTTCGGATCGCACTTCACAAGGGGCAGCACGGCTTTGAGCAGATTGCGGAGCCCGAGGACTTGTGCCTCGTGCTGATGGGCAAGTCGCTCCGGCTGGGACTGCATCATTGCGGGATCTTCTATCAAGGCAGCGTGCTGCACGCGCTGCCGGACGGAAACCTGTTCCAGGACCTAGCCAGCCTCGCCGACAACTATGCGCTGATGCAGTTCTGGGGGCGCGCATGAGGATCCGTGTCTACGACCACCCCTTGGCGCCCGTCGCGCCGAAGATCTTCGAGACCAACAACCTCGCCGAGTGGCTGCTCGATCGCTACTGGGTTCCCAACCGGATCAATGCGCAGGTCTTCCGCGGTGAGCCGAGCGGCGCGACGGACATCACGCACGACTTCGATGCGCTGTTGCACGCCAGCGAGGGCGAGTACGTTGTGCTCGAAAGTCCAGGAGCTGGACCTGACTTAGTCGCCATTGGGCAAAGTCTGCTGGTCAGCGTTGCGCTTCAGGTCGTCACGTCGATCTTGTTCCCGCCGCCGCGCATGCCGTCGAACGTGAATCGCACGCAGCAGAGCCCGAACAACGCGCTGGGCGCACGCGAGAACCAGGTCCGGATGCTGCAGCGTGTCGAGGACATCATCGGAACGGTCAAGGCGATCCCCTCGGTGATGATGACGACGTACACGAAGTACGTTGGCAGTCGGCAGGTGGAGTATGGGTACTACTGCATCAGCCGCGGCTATCTCGAGATCACCGACGTCAAAGACGGCGAGACGTTCATCTCGTCGATCACCGGCTCCAGTGCTGCGATCTACCGCCCTTTTACCAGCCCGAACAGCGGCGATGCGCCGCAGCTGCTGATCGGCGACGCCATCATCGACAACATCATGTCGGTGCGTCGGTCGGTAGAGACCGATGGCTTCACCCTGAAGGCCTACAACCAGATCCAGCTTTCGGCAGGAGCTCGCTACAAGTTCATTCCTGGCAGTGCCCCAGGCTACGGCGGCAATGACGTGCTCGAGCAGAAAGAGAAGAAGCCAAACTTCAATGCCGTGAGTGAGGTCGGCCAGACCATCACCATCGCGCCTTTCGACATGTCCTACACGGCAAGTCAGGAGGCGGAGTGCGTCGGCGCGGACCGCAAATACATCGATCTTGGCATCGTGCCCACGATGTTCGTCGGCGTGCGGCCCGGCGATCAGGTCACGTTCTCGGGATGGTTCAGTCCGCAGAACAATGGCACGTTCACAGTCGCGACAAAGATCGACGACCACACCATCACGGTCACCTCTGGCAGTCAGGCCGACGAGACGCGAACCACGCCCAACCTTGTCACGGTGATGGCCGTGCCGGACTTGAGCTCGTTCTGGGGTACGCGCACGATCATCGAAGTTCGCGACGGCTCGGTGGTGCTGAGCGGCACGTCGTTTGCCTACGAGCTCGACATCACCGGCAACACCTTCGTGAATGCGTCTGTCGCGAATGGCCTGAGCGACTGGACCGACTGGATCACGCTGCGCGAACTCGACCGTACGCAGGTGTGGCTGAACATCATCGCTCCGCAAGGGCTCTACGCGGACGCCGGCGGCAAGTCTCCTGTCGCCGTGGAGTTCGAAATCGCGATCGAGCAACTGGACGGTTCGCTCAACCCGACGGGCAACGTCGAGACCATCATCAGCACGATCGGCGGCGCCGTGTCGGACCTGCTGGGCGAGACAGTAGAGCGCGTCACTGGCTGGACCGGCCCCGCGCGCGTGCGCATGCGTCGCCGCACGCCCTACCTGTACGACTATCCGGGCACTTTGATTGACGAAATCAAGTGGGCCGACCTCTACAGCGTGTCGCCGGTCAACAAGGCGCACTTTGGCAACAAGACCACAGTGCATACCGTCACGCAGGCCACGCAGCGCGCCACCGCAGTGCGCAGCCGGCAATTGAACTGTATCGCCACGCGGCTGCTCCCTCGCTGGACGGGCAGCGGTTTCTCAGGGGCATTCGACGCCGAGGGCCGTCACATCTCGGGCACGCTCGAGCCGACGGCCTATCTGCACGATGTGATCGCGGCACTCGCGCTGGATCCGAAGATCGGCAATCAGCAGCTGTCGGACCTGGACATGGTGCAGATGTCTGCACAAGTCGATCTCGCGTACTGCGTGCATCCGGAGTTGCCGACTTTCAATTTCACGTTCGATTCGGACTCGATGAGTTTCGAGGAAACGGTGCAGACCGTGTCCAACGCCGGCGCCTGCATTGCCTATCGGCAGAATGGAAAGATCCGCCTCAGTTTCGATCGCGCGCAGCCCTACAGCACAGCACTCTTCACGCATCGGAACAAGGAACCCAATGCCGAGACCTTTGTGCGGACCTTCGCCAACGATGGGGGCTATGACGGAATCGAGTTCGTCTACCAGGATCCGGACACGCAGCAGCCGGAAACGATCCGCCTACCAGCTGACGGCAGCTACACCAAACTGAAGAAGTTCGAGATTCCGGGCATCCGAAGTTTCGCGCAGGCCTGGATCCGCGCCAACCGCGAGTACCGCAAGCTGATCGGGCAGCGCATCACGGGGCGCACGAGCGTGACCACCGACGCGAGGGCGTTGCTGCCGAATGCTCGTGTCGATGTGGTCGACAACACGCGGTTCAAAGCCTATGACGGCGAGGTAATCGGCCAGGCCGGCCTCGAGCTGGTGCTGAGCCGGGACGTCGCCTTCGAGGACGGCGCTGATCACAGCATCGTCCTCATGCGTCGGGATGGGACTCCGGAAAGTATCGCGGTCGTGCAAGGTTCGGCCTCGAACAGAGTTGTCTTGCAAAGCGTGCCTGGCGAGCCGGTGGTGACTTCGCTGAGCGCCGACGGAATTCGCACGATCTTCTCGTTTGCCAGCGACAGCGCACGGCTGCGCCAGGCCTACCTGGTTCAGCGCATCGGGCGGCCGAAAGGCGACTACGTCGAGCTCGAGCTCGTGAATTACAGCGACACCTACTACGCCCTGGATGGGGAGCCGATCCCGCCCAAGGCTTCCATCATCAATTGAACAAGAGGAAGACATGCCACTACCTTCCATCCCGGATTTCGACGGCGGCAAGGCCGATCTCGACTACATCAAGGCGATTGCCACCTCAGACGCTGATACAGCGACGGATCGTTTCGGGACTGAACGGCGGACGATTGCGGGCTCTGTGCGTGATCTTCAGGCGCCGGCGGTCGAGACCGCAGCGTTCCAGGCCAAGCTGGGCGCGGAGGCTGCACAAGCGGAATCCGAAGCAGCCGCCGACGTCGCCCTGGCTCGCGGCAAGACCTATCCGGATGCGGCCGCGGGAGTGAATCCGGCTGGAATGCCTCCCGGGGTGGCGCATGGGGAGTACTTCACGACCCCTGGACCGGACGGGATTTCGCTGCTGCTCTGGCTCAATGCAGCGGGCACTGCCGTGCTGCAGGTTGGCAAAGACATTCCGGCCGCGTCCGGAGTGAAGACCGCGATCGATGCTCTGCCACGGCAACTCGCATCCGCCGGGGTAATGGTTTCGACCGCCAGCGATGGAAAGGTGGACTTCCTCGTGGGTCGGGACAAAGGTGTGGGCTTTGGCTATGACTTGGGGGCCCAGGACTTCCTAGTAAATGACACCACGTTGTCTTCGCTGATCCTGAGCGGCGCACGCACCGTGGTCAGTGGCGCCGGGGTCATGATCTATACAGGCACAGACATGGTGCCTCTGGTGATCAATTCGAACCTCCAGGTCGTCTCTGGGTCCGACGCGATCACGGGAGAAACGATCGCGCCCAACAGTGCGGTGTCCTATTTACCGGCAGTGCTCGAGAGTCTGCCGGCGAAGCCCACCATGGCTCCGGTAGAAGTGCATTTCGCGCTCGGCGAATCTACAAGCGTGGGCGCGACCGCCACTGACCTCGCATCGACCACTCAGCCCTACAACAACACCACGTTCGCCGGCGGGCCGCGCGGTGACGAAGGTGCCATCGGCAGCGCGGTTCCGCTAGTCGAGGTTCTCGGTCCAGCGAGCACGGGCGAAACGTCGTGCTCTGCGGCCGCGAATCGAATCACCGAGCTGGCCGTCCTGCGAGGACTGCAGCCCTCCCAGCGGCCTGTGTTCGCCTTCACCGCGGGAAAGGGCAGCACGCGACTTGACGAGATTTCCAAGGGCACCGCTTGGTACAACGGGCAGATCACGAACCTCATCACTGCCGCAAAAGCGCTGAACCCAGCGTGCGCCATCCACTACGTGGAGTTGATGACCGGCATCAACGATGCGTTCCAGGGAACACTCTATGCGCCGTTTCGCGCGACGGCCGAACAGCTGCAGGTCGACCTCGAGCAACTTATCCAGTCCAAGACCGGGCAGACGGACCCGGTGTACTTCCTCTGTCACCAGCCGAGCTACTACGCAGCGACATATCCGGACATGGCCTATGCGCTGCTCGATCTCGAGAAGAACAACCCGAAGTTCTTCATGCTGGATCCGAGCTACAACCTGCCGGGGCAGCCGGATCAGACCCATTTCCCCGCCGCAGGAGACGCATGGATGGGGCTGCGTAGCGGACGAGCTGCTGATCAGATCGTGATGGACGGCAAGAAGCCCAATGGCATTCGGCCAGTTTCGGCCACGTTTGACGGAACGCGCGTGCGCCTTCGTTGCAAGGTGCCAACGCCGCCGCTAGTGCTGGACACGTTGACGATGTTGCCAACGACGGACATGGGCTTTCGACTCGTGGATGCGTCGGGCACTGTCCCGATTTCGAGCATCGTCATCGAAAACGGCACAGACGTGATGCTCACTCCCGGCCGCGCGATGACTGGCACGCGCACGCTGCGCTATGCGGCTGACTATCTGGCCGCTGGAATCCTTATCAAGAACGGAGCCTCCGGAAACTTGCGCGACAGCACGCCGGGATCGCGTGTCATCAATGGCGTGACCTGCTACCTCTATCGCATCTGCCCACATTTCCCTCCCATGACCATCTTTAACGCCGGAGCCTGACCATGAATCCGATCTTTTACGTTGATGCCCCTATCCCCGCGTCGGCGCGGAAAGTCTCGCTGGCCAACATCCAGTTCCTGACCGACTACGACCCGATGTCGTATGACCATTGGATGTTCAACAGGGGCAGTTCGCTTGGGCTCACCGGGCGGAAGCAGGGAAAGGTGCTCACCCTTCAAGCTGCCGCGCCGAGCTATGCGGCCGACCATCTCACGATAGCGAACACTCTTGGCAATGGCTTGCTGATGGACCTTGCGGATTCAGCCACAGCGGTGGACACGATCTGCGCGGTCGTGCGCGACAACGCGACAAACGGAATTCAGCCCATCCTTGGCAGTTTGGGGACAACCGAAGGTGGCGGGGTATTTTTTAGCGGCAGCGGGGCTGCTCGTACGCTCTACGCGACGTACCGTGGCACGACGATCACCTCTGCCGCCCTGGGAACGGCGGTTCCCGGAGGAAATTACTACTTCATAGGCGTGTCGCGCGATTTCTCCAGCGGGGTCAAGAGGGTCAACATGCTGGTCGGCGGCGTTGGAAGCATCGCTCTGACTGGAAGCAATGCCTACATTCCTGCGCCTTCTCCGCGGAAATTGGGCATCGGTGCTACTTACTTCACTCCCGCAGGAGCAACAAGCGTGCTGGTGGACCTCGCTGAGGTGCCGTTTTACACCGGAGCGTTTCGCTCGCTCGCTGATCTCGAGGTGATGTACCAGAGGGCGAAGACGCGCCAGGCTGGGTTCGGAATAGCGGTGGTGTGACGCATGCGGCCAACCTACCGCCGCCGTCGGCAACCTGCAACCCGCTTCGGCGGGGTTTTCTTCTGAAAGGAAAGCCGTGCACATCAAGCATCTGACGCTAGACCTGGTGCAGGGCCTCGGGGCGACTGCAGTGCCGACGCCCCAGCAACAGGACCACCTCGAGGTTCGTCTGCTGGCGGCGTACGTGACGCTCGAGTTTCTCAATTCGTTGATCGGCCCGATCGTCTACATCCTGCAGCTTTCGCCCTCGTTGATCTACCAGGTTGCCACGCGGTCGAGTCACCCGGATGTGATCGCTGGTCTCTTCATTGGGGCTGCGCTGCTGGCCCTGCCTCATGCCGTTTCGCTGGTCTTCCTGCCGCGCACGCTCGAGGTGCGATGGCCTCGGAAGTGCGCCACCTTCGCCGCGTGCCTGGTGACCCTGGTGTGGGCCTATCTGGCCGTCCTCACGTTGCCTCTGGATGTCGGGCCCTTGTTCTGGCTCTACGTGCGTGAGGCTGCGACGAATGCCGGCCTGGCGTTCATCTATGCCGTGTCTCTCAATGCGCAGCTGCTGCGCAAGCTCTACAAGGTGCTCAACCATGAAGCATAGGGTTGCCGTCAACGTCTTATCTCTTCTCTGGCTCATCGCGCTCACGCGAGTGGCCTACGCGTCGACGCTGTTCGAAGATGTGACCTCCTGGGACTACGAGTCCTTGCTGACGGCCGCGCTTGGCGGGGTTCTCGGCGGCTTTTTCAAGACGATCTATTCGCTGGCCACCGACTCGCGCGCCGTGTTCACGATCCTTAAAGAGGCTCGAAAAGACCTGGTGGTGGCGGCCCTGGCCGGCGGCTTCGTCTACATCCTGATGATCATGACCAACTCGAAGTGGCCTGGCACCGTGACGCCGGAGATCCGATTCGGCGGGCTGCTGATCGCCGGGTGGGCCGGAACCACTGTGTTCACGCTTTTCGAACGTTTGGCACGTGCCCGGATCGATGCGGCTGAGCAGCAGTTGCGCGCCGGCGCGCCCGTGGCCCCGCCATCTCCGCCCAGCTCGGCAGCGGTGCCCTTGGGAGATAAGTGATGCACGAGCACCTCACGACCGGCGTCGACGGCAACGAGCTCAACCACCACTACGAGCAGTGCAAGCTGCTCGCGTACCCTGATCCCGCCTCCGCGCTCTTCAGGGCGCTGCAAAAGGCCGGCATTGACCCGTACCGACTGAAGGCTGTGCCGGCCGAGTTCTCTCAACTGAGCGGCAAGCCCTGGACGATCGGATGGGGCGACACCGAGGGCGTCGTGCCTGGCCAGGTCAGCAGCCAAGCCGAGGCCGATGCGCGCTATGCGAAGCGCCTGCAGCGCGACTTCGAGCCGGCGGTGCGCCGCGCGGTTGTTGTGCCGCTCAACCAGCGGCAGTGGGACGCCATCGTTTCCACGGTCTACAACACCGGGCCAGGCGGGAACAAGGACGGCATCCTCTGGCTCGCTGGCGGCAAGCCGTCGACCTTCCTGCGCAAGCTGAACCTCGGCGACTACGCCGGCGCGGTAGCGGAGTTGCCGAAGTGGGTCATGGCCGGCGGCCAGGTCATGAAAGGCCTGCAGCGTCGCCGCGAGGCCGCGCGCCTGGTGTTCCTCGGCATGGACGCGCGCTCGGCCATCATTTCTGCGGAGGCGAAGTTCCCATGAGCTGGCTGAACATCGTGCCCAACTGGGCCTGGGCGGCGCTGCTCGCGGCAGCGCTGGCTCTCGCCGGCGTGAAGTGCTCCGAGGCCGATGGACTGCAAGTGGCCGCAGCCCGCGCCGAGCGAGATCTCGAGAAAGAGCGTGGCGATCGCCAGGCCGAAAACACCCGGCGGGCCATGGCAGCCCTCGCCGAACTGCAGCGCGTTGCGGGCCTCGCGGCCGAGCATGCGAAGAATCAAAAGGAGATTGTCGATGGATATGAAAACACCCTCCAGGGCCTCGAAAGCGAGCGCAATGCTGCTACTTCTGACGCTCGGCGCGTGCGCGGCGAGTTTGCCGCCTACGCCGCCCGAGATCGTGAGGCCGCTCGAACCGACCCCGCTGCCTGCCAGCGTGTCGCGGATCGATCCGAAGTCGTCGCAGATCTGGCTGGAGAAGGTCGAGAGCTACTTTCGGAAGGTCGACTCCTCGTTAAAGGACGAGACGCCGAAGTAGCCGCGCTGCTCAACATTGTGAAGAACGATCGCCATCTGCAGCAGGCGGTGCACATGTCTGCACCGAGCGGGGAGGGCGCTGCCCAGCCCTGAAAAAAGAACGAGGCGATCTGGCGCGGTATGGAGCACCTCGTCAGTCCACCAGCGTCCGGCCGACTGCGACACGATTGCAGCTGGGATCGAAAAAAGTAGTTGTAGGTCTGGGCTATTTGGAGGCGGAGCCTCGCCACTTGTTCAGAGCATCAACAACTTTGTCCAACTTGGAAACACTGTCCGTTATTTCGTGGAGTGGAGTTCCTGGGTCGCTTTGGATTTTGTAAATTCTTAGCGGATTCTCTGAGAATGTATTCACGACGGAGTCAAAAAGTTTTTCCTTGAATTTTGGATCTAGTTCGGTAGCTTCTTTTTTGTATGCTTCGTAAGAGCGCGCAATTGCAACTTTGAAGTCATAGTCTTCTTGAATCTTCGACGCAAATCCATATTGGCGGGCTGAAAACCATGCGACCCAAATTAAAGGAAAAGCGATCGCGATCCGTGCAATGGCCTTGAGCCAAGTAACTTCTGGGCGAGTGCCGTTTTCTTTTGTTGGCGCGGCTTCCTCTGCTAAAGAGTACGAAAGGTTAATCGAGGGTGCAGAGCGATCAATCGAGGATATGAGCTGCGCCGCGTTGTGATAGAGCAGGGCAATGGCAATTCCAAGCAGCACGCCCCAGACAATTTTTGTACCAAAGCTAGCCAGCGATCTTGCCTTGAATGCCTTCTGCATTCCCACCTGATTTAACGACTTTACAATTTTCTGTAGGTCAGGAGCGGATTTCTCGTAAGCTTGGACGGTGCGTTCTAATTCGCCCGAGTTCGTTGCAATTTGATCGGTGATGTTTCGTTGCTGCGATTCCGTTTTGGAAACAAGAGAAGAAAGCGCGTCGACCTTGTTAATTTGCGTTTCCAGTTCTGCAATTTTCTCTCGCAGGTTCTCTCTGATTTTTTCGGTTTCGGTGATGAGTTGGTCGTAACGCAGCTTATCCGGCTGATTTGGTCCCGGGGTTGTCGGGTTTAGAGCAAGCTCAAGTGCTTCTAGCTCTAATCGCTCAACGTTATCAAACGCATGCTTGACAAAGGCAACTGCTTCTTCTTCAGTCCATTGATTTTCAACGGTCAAGTCGAAAATTTGGCCTAATGTTAGCTCTCGCAACTCATTTGCAACATCCGTTAGATGTCGAATAAAAATTCGCAGGTGAGCATCGGGGATCTTGTCGAGATTGGGAAGCAGTTCCGAAGCAATAGTTGCATGGGCAGATCTTGCTGCTGCATGCAGTTTCATCAATTGACTCTGGACGCGGGGTCTTTGGTAGGGGTCGGCTCTATCAAAGCCCTGAAGCACCGCCAAACCTTCCATCAAAGGGGCGTGTAATTCCTCGTGTAGCATTTTGCTTAGTAGTGTTTGTTGGCGCGCCCCGGTTATATAGGAAACCGGTCGGAAACTACGATAGTTTTTGCAGTGACTACGAGCGGGCGTCATCGTTCGGCTAGTCGAACAACCTCGTTGCCCTGCTTGATTCAATGCGCTCAACTTGGCCGCATGGTTGCGGCTCTGGCAAACAGCAGCTTGGCGAGTCACCTATGGCGCGAGAGCGCCCGTTAGTCAAAGAGCCCTGGCTGTGCTGGCGGCTCCGAGGATTCAGGTGGTCTCGATGCTTTCTGCGGCCTGCGCGCCTGAAGCGGTTTCAGTGGGGCCGGCGGCGTGTCGAGTTCCCACAGTTCATCTGTCGGGTCCGGAGCCGGCTTCGCCTTGCTTGTGACTGCCTTCTTCGCCTTGGACGCGCGCGGCGGCAGTGGCGCTGGGAATGTGTCGAGTTGGCCGTGCCATTGCCTGAAAAACTTCGCTGCCTGGTCGACGCGACATGTCAGCCAATCATCCTGCTCGTTTGGCTCGAGAAAGATCACCATCCTCTTCTCGGCGCCCGGCCTGTGAAACCTGCTCATGACTGGATGGCCGTCTGCATTGACGGTCAGCATCGCGAAGCTGAAGACTTCTTTGCCTGTCGCGGTCTCGGTGTACTTTTCCCACACGCCCGCGATCGCGAACGGCACCTCACCGGGCTGCTGAATGCGCCAACGCACGGGCGCTGACTCGGCTGTTTCATAGTACTGCTCGTAGATGCCCTCGGCGGGGACGATGCAGCGTTGTCCCATGCGCCACGCACTGCGGAAGCTGGGCTTTCTTGCGATGGTCTCGGACCTGGCGTTGTAGGTCCGCCGGCCGTACTTCACCTCCTTGGCGTAGGTGGGCACCAGGCCGAAGTGCCCGTCATTGACGAGCCGGTTGCCGGTCCCGTCTTCGGACAACCGAATGAATGGCGCAAGGTCCGTGGGGAACGCGATGATCGGCTTGTCGTCGCCCTCGCGCTTGGCATCGAAGAAGCTCAGCAGCCTGTCTGCGCGCGTCACGGCTTCGTAGTTGCTGCACATCTTCGCTCCTGAGTTTGAGCATGCCGATCGAGCGTCAGAAGTGGCCTGGGTACCGATCCGGCTTTCCGGTGAAGGGTACTGGCCGGCGGCTCGATTGTCGTGTCAAGGTGTCTCCGATCTCCCGCGCGTGCAGCGACTCCTCAAGTTCGTGTTCGCGCGCTCTGCGCCTGGCCTCGGCTGGGTTCCCAAAGGGCGATGGATCGCCCTCGAATGCACTGCGCGATACCCAGATCGGCCGGCAGTACCAGGTCTGCGGATAGTGATCGGACTCGATGTTTTTCGAGCCGCGCCCGCTAGTGATGATCTCCACGCCGCTGATCAGAATTCCACCCCGGATCTCCCGCACGAGAGCTTGATCGAGAGGCGGAATGACATATGTCTCTCCGTCCGGCTGCAGAAGAACCGCGATCTTGACGCTGTAGCTTGGCCGAGGGTCCCGGATGCGGTCGCGATAGAACAGCTCGCCGATCCGACGCGTGTGCTTGATCGCCTGCTCGGACTGCAGTTTTGCCCCTTCATGCCGGGTGCGGAAGACCTCGTGGTGGCGAACAGGTTCGATTGACACTGTTTAAATATACAGTAGTATTCGGCCATGTCCACTACCCCTGAGAACCTCTGGATTGCGGCTTGCGCCCACCGGCTGCAGCGGCAGTGGCGCACGGTCGACCCTGAGGTGCTCGAAGATGTCGCGCGAGATCTTGCGCGGGATCCGAGGTTGCGGGCAATGCCGCCAGGGGAGGCGGCCGTCGACTGGCTGAAGCCGGTCAGCGAACTGGAGTAGGCATGCCGGTCGAGCAACTCGCGATCGCAGTGCTGGGCTTCCTTGCCGCCTGGCTGTCCCAGGATGGGCGCCAGGCGCGCCGGCGGTGGGCATGCTTGTTCGGTATCGCCGGTACGCCGTTCTGGCTCTACGCTAGCTGGCAGGGCGCTCAGTGGGGCGTCTTCGCGCTGAGCGTGCTCTACGGGTTGGCCTGGCTTCGAGGAATATGGATCGGGTGGGTTGGCCCGATCACTCGGCTTCGAGTTCCTCGGCCGTGAGCACTTCACCCTTCTTGTTGATTCTCACCATGCGTGCAGTGCCGCCTTTGGCGAGCAGCATGACATCGATGAGGCCTGCCGGCGTTTCGTCTGGAATGACGCCGGCGCGATAGATGATGATCCGTTCGAACGTGTCGGCCACGAGCTGTCGAGCCTGAATCCGAGTGTCGTAGTCCTGAGCCTCGACGCCTGCGGCCAGTGCTTTCCAGCGTTCGTCGGCACCCGTCAGCTCCGTCCGGGCGGCCGAGGCGAGTTCCAGCTCCGCCTCGGCGAGTTCTCCCTGGGCTTGTGCCTGCTCGGCCTCGAGCGCTCGAGCTCGCTTTGTGAAAGCCGCCGGCGTGTCCCCGTCGGCAGTGGCCTCGAGCATCGCATCGGTGAGGCGCTCGAGCTTGCTCGCCAGCTCCTCAAGGTGTCCGCGCAACGTGGCAATTCTGGCGCGAGGGCCGGCCGCTCGATCGCCGCCGTAGAGCGCCTGGAGGTTGAGCATGTCGCTGCAGTACGTCATCAAGGCGCGCTCTATGGGGGCCACCGAGCAAGATCCCGGCACAGGGCAGCCCCCGTAGCTGTAGCTGATGCAATGAAGTCGGCGGTGGCCGTCCATGATGCCCCCATCGGGGCGTCGATTTCGCGTGCCGATGTTCTGGCCGACCAGAGCCCGGCCGCAGTACCCGCAGACGGTAAGTTTCATGCCAGTGAGGATGCCCGGCACGACACCCTTGCCAACTCGTCGACCTCGGCCATCCGCAATCGCCTGGAGATCCACCCATTCCGCCGGCGTCAGCAGGGCGGGGTAGTAGTCGGGCAGGCGGTAGGTCTCGCCGCCGATCTCGAGCTCCTTCTCCCCGAGCAGCGCTCGCTGTCGGATCAGGCGGTATATCTGAAGCGACTGGGGACCGTTGCCGGTCAGCGAAAGCTGCTTTTCGGCGAGCGCCTCGAGGATCCTGGTGGCGCTGTAGCCGCGCCGATAGAGATCGAGGGCGGTGCGAGCCGCCTCGACGCGTTCTGGGACCAGTTCCCAGCGATCGTCGTTCCGCCGCACCCAAAGCGGGTCTTTCCCGTTGCGAATCACACCGCGGTACGTGCCAGCGAGCCATCCCTTGCACAGGCGCTCGATGCTCGCGGTGACTCGCTTGCTCTTCGTGTCCGACTCCTCGTGCGCGCGGATCATCACCAGCAGTGAGTAGACCAGGTCCATCGGGTTGGCCTTGAGTCTCTCCCTGCTGTAGGCCTTTCCGTCGCTCGCGGTCACGACGGTGATGCCTGCATTTACAATCTGGGCAAGTTGCGCTTGAGCCTGGATGGGCTCGGCGCGCGACAGCCGGTCCAAACCCTCCACCACGAGGACCGAGCCTGGAGGCACTTTCCCGCTCTCGACGGCAGCCAGAAAGACGCCCAGCGCCCCTGATTTGACGTGCCGCTGGTGATACGCGGAGAGGCCTTCATCCTGCAGCGAAAGCGATTCATCCAACTTGAGGTTGTGCTCAGCCGCCCAGCGTGCCGCGTAGGCCGCTTGGCGCTCGAGGCTCGAACCTTTCGCTTGGCGTGGATCGGAAAACCGGCTGTAGCTATAAACAAGACCTGACAATGAGTTCCCCCATGACGACCGAAGTAGCAGAGCGCCCCAAGAAGATTCCCAGTATAGGAATGGTATCGCTCGGGTGTCCCAAGGCCCTGACCGATTCCGAATTGATCCTCACGCAGCTGAGCGCCGAGGGCTACCAGACCGCCAAGTCCTTCGAGGGCGCCGACCTGGTGATCGTCAATACCTGCGGCTTCATCGACGATGCCGTCCGGGAAAGCCTCGACACCATCGGCGAGGCGCTGGCCGAGAACGGCCGGGTGATCGTCACCGGTTGCCTGGGTGCCAAGACCGGCGACCAGGGCGGCAATCTGGTCAAGCAGATGCACCCCAGCGTGCTGGCCGTCACGGGCCCGCATGCCACGCAGGAGGTGATGGATGCGGTGCATGCCAACCTGCCCAAGCCGCACGATCCCTTCGTCGACCTGGTGCCCAACAGCTTCGGCGTGGCGGGCCTCAAGCTCACGCCGCGCCACTATGCCTATCTGAAGATCAGCGAGGGCTGCAACCATCGCTGCACCTTCTGCATCATTCCCTCGATGCGCGGCGACCTCGTGTCGCGGCCCGTGGGCGACGTGCTGAGCGAGGCGAAGGCGCTGTTCGAGGGTGGCGTGAAGGAGCTGCTGGTGATCAGCCAGGACACCTCGGCCTATGGCGTGGACGTCAAGTACCGCACCGGGTTCTGGGACGGCAAGCCGGTCAAGACCCGCATGCTCGAGCTGGTGCGCACGCTCGGCGAGATCGCCGAGCCCTATGGCGCCTGGGTGCGGCTGCACTACGTCTACCCCTATCCGAGCGTGGACGAGGTCATTCCGCTGATGGCCAGCGGCAAGGTGCTGCCTTACCTCGACGTGCCGCTGCAGCACAGCCACCCCGATGTGCTGCGCCGCATGAAGCGTCCTGCCAGCGGTGAGAAGAACCTCGAGCGCATCGCGCGCTGGCGCGAAGTGTGCCCGGAGCTCGTGATCCGCAGTACCTTCATCGCCGGTTTCCCGGGCGAGACGGAAGAGGAGTTCGAGCATCTGCTCGACTTCATCCGCGAAGCGCGCATCGATCGCGCGGGCTGCTTTGCCTACAGCCCGGTCGAGGGCGCCACCGCCAACGACATCCCCGGCATGCTGCCCGAGGCTGAGCGCGAGGCGCGCCGCGCGCGCTTCATGGAAGTGGCCGAGGCGGTGTCGATCGCCAAGCTGCAGGAGCGCGTGGGCGCGACGATGCAGGTGCTGGTCGACTCCGCGCCGGCGCTGGGCCGCAAGGGCGGCGTGGGACGTACCTACGCCGACGCGCCCGAGATCGACGGCACCGTGCGGCTGCTGCCGCCCGAGAAGATCAGCAAGACGCTCAAGGTGGGGGAGTTCACGCGCGCGCGCATCGTGGGCGCCGAGGGGCACGACCTGATCGCGCTGCCCGTTTGA